TATCTCTTAGGATTCGTATGTTATCTTTTATTTCAGCATCGGCACTTGTAGATGTGGTTACAAAATCTGCAAATAATCTGCCAGTGTTAGCACCAGTATAACTTCTTCTATAAGCCTTTCGTTTTTTTTGTTTTGGTGTATCGCCACCAATGATTCTGTTATACCAAGCCATTATGTTATGTCGCTCTTAGGTGTTGAGCCAGTGGTACGACCAAAATTAACCTTAATCGTATTTCCTGAACCTCTATTATTTTTAATTCTTAGTTGTTTAACTTCTTTTAGGTATTCAGCTTTGTATCTATCTCTAAAAGTCATTAACTCATCTATTGAAAGTCTTGATAAAGACCTTCCAGCAATAGACATAGAACTTTGATCCATTGTGGCTCTATTTTCTATGACCGCTTCAATTGCATCTAAAACAATCTTTGCATGACTTCTGACTGAAGCAGAAGTGGTTGCATAATTATCTTGAATCTCAACAAAACCTTCTTCTAATTTTACTCTTGCAGAATCAGATGTTCTGGTTATGTATGAAACCCAGTTATAGTTTCCTTTTGTGTAAGAAGCTGTGCTTGATTCTTCGATAATGTAATCATCGCCTGATTCAGATGCGGTAAAAGTAAAATTTGAAGCTGTAGAACCATCAACTAAATTAAATTCATAAGATAAAGAGTAAGCAGCCACAGGATAATCTTGTGATAAATCCTCTCTTTTCCACGCCCAGAAATCTCCTAGTTGTAACTCAACTGGAACTTGGCTTGGATAGTTTGTTGAATCAAAAGCGTTGCTCAAGCAAAAACCTCATAAATGTTTTAGATATATCTACATCTAACACTATGGTGCATTGAGATAATGTCAATATTTTTGCTACAAATAAAAAAGCCCCATGAAGGGGCTTTTTGATAGTAAGTTTATTCAACCCATATAATCATCATAAATGCTTTTGACTGTCTGCCCATCAAGAGTTCCTGCAAAATCACAAGCCTTATAGATAGCTTTTGCAAGAAGCATGGTTGCTCTCTCATAATCTGGCTCATTTCCTGTAGCAAGAGGATTTCCCATAGCACTATGCATTTCACTTCTGTAAACCTGCAAAGCTTTCCAAAGAATCAAAGTATCTTCTTCAGTCATGCTCCAAGACTTAGTTTTTGCTTTTGGCTTTGGTGCAGCTTTTGGTTTGACTGTTGTGTAAATGTAATCATCAGGATTTACGCCTTGCTCTGTAAGTTCAGCTCTGAGCTTCTTGACACATTCTGAGCCAACTGACCAATAACCCATATCACCTGAATCATTCTGCTCTACATAATCGTTATCGTCATTAGAGCAAATTTCTTCATGGCTTCCATTACAAGCATGAATTGCAAATTTGTTTTTACCTCTGATTGCTCTATTACACATAATGCACTCATCATGTCCTGTTGGATAATCAGGGTCTTTAAATAGATTACCTACAAATAATAGTGGATTTTTTAGTTCTTCAATTTTCATTTTTATCTCCTTTTTTAATAATGAATAATATAATTATACATATATATTTATATAAATGTATAAAAAAGGTGATTTATTTTAAAATAATTTATTTCCAAGAAGTTGCAAAATTACCTCTATTTATTCCTCTTTGGGGTGCATTTTGTCTTGGTTCTTTAGGTTTTGATTCTTGTGTAAGCATTTTTTCTTCAATCACATCAAAATTAGGATTAAGAATGTAGATAGATGCAAAGTTATAAACCAAAGTGTCTAATGCTTCGTTTCTTGGTCTGACTTGTTTCCAAACTAGCGTTTTTCTACCTCTAACAAACTTAGTGATACGCTTCTCTGCTGTAAGCTGCTTGAAATACTCCTCATCTAAGTCTGAGCAGAAATGCAGGGTTGTATTTTCTTCTTCAGCAGACAATCTAGCGAAGATTGCTTCTTTTGCACTATCTGAGCCTACGCCATAGAGCACAGCTTTGTTTTTACCTACGAATGTAGGGCGATTGGCAATAGGCTTGCCTGCTTGTGATAAACCTTTGATTGCAAATATACGTCTGGCTTGTCTTGGCTTGGTAAATTGATAAACCATATTGGTATGATGACCACCTGAGTCAATGGTGCAACAGGATATGGGTATCAATCTTTCAGATTCAGTTTTAAATCTCTTCTTCAAATAAGCATCAAGATCATTCCAAACATTTAGTGCATTAGGATCACCCCAGAATATCTTGTAATCACAAACCCATGCTTCATAATTTTTACCCCAGCCAACTAGCTGTAACTCTAAACGATCCTTTTGAGTATCAACTCCAGCAGTCAGAATGAGTACATCTTCTGGAATCGTGGTGTAGTCATAGTTCAACCTACGCTGCAATAGTGATTCATATTCAACTGCTTCGCCTTGTTCTTCCCAAGATTCACCAAGAGCAGTATTAATCCAAGTCTTTAACATCTCTGGATTCTTTTTAGCTTCAAGAAATGATTTAGCCATGTCAGCCCAAGTAGACCAGACTGAATAAAGCTCTGATATATGAAATCCTGCTGTATCTGACTTAGGTGCTGATGCTATCCACTCACCATGCTTGAGCATCCATTGTTTTTTAGACTCATCTATAACTGAACCACAATGCTCACAAGCATAGTTAGCTGTTTCTGGTTGATCTTCTTCCCAAACTACATTCTTCCATTTTAATACTTGTTTCTCATTACATTCTGGGCATGGTACATGGTAGTAACGCTTGTCTGATTCTTCAAAAGCAGTTTCTATTCTTGATAGTCCTTTAATCGTTGGAGTGGAACACATATATATCTTTTTGTTCCAGAAGGTAGTAGTTCTTTTAGTTGCAAGTGAAATAGGATCACCTTCTGCACCTGCTGATGCCTCATATCTGTCTACCTCATCAGCTAACACAATTCTGATGGGTCTTGATGCAAGACCAGATGCAGAATTAGAGCCAACTATGTTGAGATTGCCACCTGCAAACTTTTTAGATAAAACTGTATTACCACTATCTCTGCTTCTTGGATCAGCAACAGAGTTCCTTATTTTTTCTGTATCTCTTATCATTGTAGAGAGCCTGTCTTTGCTAAATGTTTGAGCCATTTGTAATGTAGGTTGCAAAATTAACATGGGAGCTGGGTCTTGGTCTATGTAGTAACCAATAACATTAAGAAGAATCTCAGTAGCTCCCACCTGAGCAGATTTCATAAATACAATACGCTGTATATCTGCATCATTGAATGAATCCATGATTTCTTTTTGATATGGTGCTCTATCAGTACGCCATATTCCTGCTTCTGCCGATGCTTCTGGTGATAGTTTTCTGTAACTGTCTGCCCAATCGCTAATCTTAAGATTTTTCGGTGGCTTCCAGCTTAGATTTACGCTTTTTATTACGTTTTCTATATTTTTCAGGTATTCCATCTTCTCCTAACTCATTTAATGCCTCATTTACTTGTTCTTTACATAAAAGCAGTGCCTTTTGGTAATCCTCCACTGTTATTACCTCATGAGCTATTCTAGAAGGCAGACCCAACAATTTAGCTCTTACGTTTGATGTGTAATTTATCCAAGTATCTTCAACTAATTGTGCTGGTATAAGCTCACCCTCTAATTCATTAACCTCTAGGGTTGCTTTGTCTGCCTGTGCTTTAGTAAGTCTTAGCTTTTCGTTGTGTAAATCAGTCGTGCTTATATCTTTACCAAATGCTCTTTCTCTTAGATATCTAATATATAGAGTTACATTGGTTATTTCCCAACCTTTATTTTTTTCAGGTTTCTTTAAAATATTATCATCTGCCAATCTTCTAACATGACGTTCAGATAAATCTAAAAGTTTAGCTATAACAGCTATAGGATAATTAGGTATTTCAGCCATTGATTAGTTTTGCTTTTTTACCAGTAAAATCTTCCCAGCGTTTCACAATAACATCTACATATACTGGGTCTAATTCCATCATGTAGCATTTTCTAGCTGATTTTTCAGCTGCGATAAGAGTAGCACCACTACCACCAAACAAATCTAGCACTATATCAGCGTTTTCTGAAGAGTATCTTATAGCTCTCTCACATAATTCTACTGGTTTAGCAGTTGGGTGGTCTTTTCTAACCTCTCTATCACATATCCAAACATCTCCATCTAAAGTTTTCTGACCACCAAATTCACCATGATATAAAATAAACTCATGTCTTTTATAAAATTTATCTAAATTCTGTACTCTCACTTTTTTATCCCAAACAATACAAGATTTAGGATATTTACCTGCTTCGTGCATAGCTTCTTCAAAGGCACTAAAACATTTCCAGTTACAACAAAGGTACATAGGAATATCTAAAACTAGAATTAAAGATAATAAATCTTTTACATTGGATAATGATTCATCTCCTGCGATCTTTTTATGATTCTTTTTTATATCTTGATAATCTATTCCATAAGGCGGGTCAGTAAAAACCATATCTGCTTTTTTACCATCCATTAATTTGTCTACATCATCAATACTAATACTATCGCCACACATTAATCTATGATGTCCTAATTCATAAATATCACCTAATTTGCTTTTAGGTTCTTTGGGTGGTTCAGGAACAGAGTCCTCATCTGTCTCACCCTCTAATATAGATTCAGTTAAAACAGATAATGCGTCTATTTGTTCAGGAGTAAAACCTGTCATGTTTAAATCATAGTTATCTTCTATAAGGTCTTTTATTTCCAAATTTAATAAATCTTTATCCCATTCAGAATCTTCAGAAGATTTATTATCCATAATCCTGTACGCCTTCTTTTGTGCATTAGTTAATCCTTCTGCAATATGTACTGGTACTTTTTTTAGTCCCAGCTGCTTAGATGCAAGCAGCCTAGTATGTCCAGCTAAGACAATCATATCTTCATCAACTACTATAGGTTGCCTAAAACCAAACTCAGCTATGCTGTCTGCTACCTTATCTATTGAATTAGCGTTGTTTCTAGGGTTTTTATCGTATGGTTTTATATCGTTTATATCTGTATTTTTTATTTTCATACCTACTCTCCTTTTGGCTGTGACATGGAACTTTTAGACCTGTCGCTAGAAAAAACCTGACGTCGCGAATAACC